CCACGCTTCAGACCCCATGTTAATGCCTTGATTCGATGAACGATGCTCAAGGCTAGCCAAATCCTTGTCTATATACGGCTGATAGCGTGAAATAATACCCTGAGTGGCTCTATCCCATGCGCCCTGATCTATTGTCGGAGCCGACCCCAAACTGGAATAATCAAGCGGTTGCGAAAGCCTCCCCTTCACCGAGTCCAGTTGGTTATTAGCGGTTATGCCGTACTGAATACCAGCCCGATTGGTAAGGTCGAGCATTGCCTGTTGTGCAGGGGCTAGCGTTTGCGTCGCCGTGTATTGGGGCACACCAGCAAAAGTTTTTCCGTTTTCGGTGTAACCAGCAGAAGTCCCGCGCGGTGTATAGGTAACAGATCCATATGGCGTGACTTGGTTGACCATGTTCAATTCAGCACTGGCAACCGCCGCTTCCTTATTAGCGGATGCTTGAGCCGCCGCCGTTGCCGCTGGATCAGGTTGAGCAGGGGCTGGTGGGGGAGAACCTTCACCCTTCTTAAATCTAGCGCGATTTAAAACAGCTTTGGGGTAAAGGACTTCACGCCCTTCCCACGGGTCAAACCATAGAACCATATCCGGCATTGAATAATTCATTGCGAAGCACTCCTATATAAACGCTTGAAATCAGGCTTAAACATTCTCTTAATAACCGCGTGTCTGTTTTTCCCAAATTGGTGCTTTAAGATTGCTTCCTGTCTAAACCCGACGTGTTCGGTCATTTCCAAAGAAGCCTGATTGTCCAGCGGTATCGTCACCCAGCACTTAAATACATTCAATTGTTCAAACGGGTAGGACAATAACGCCGTGATAATCTCCCGTCTTGCCCACATGGGATTTACAGCGGCTATGCTTAACTGTATGGTTTCAAACGCCGGGTAATAATCGCTATAAACCACACCCGCCATCATTCCCACTTCGTCGCTGTAAACTCCTATTGCCGTGCAATTTTTAAACCCGCCTCCTGCAATCGCCACGTCCGGGATAATACTGGCAACCCATTCAGAGACGATCTTATCTTGACCATACATCAGGAGAGGTAATTTTCTCATTTTAGACAATAACCTTCTTCAATTAGTGTCATACCAACCCCCCTGGAACATAAGTCACATAGGTAGCCAATAAACTTGGCTTTGTGTCTTTAGTGTTTATCCGCAGTCGCAAAGACCCGAACCGCCCCTTGCCACGAACTGACCGCCACCCCTGATAAACCTGCGCATTGGTCCCCCAAGTGCCTACGCCCCAATGACTGATCCCCCATCTAGCAGATGAAGTCAACGCCACCGCCGAAACCCCGGACGGCGCACCCACTTGAAAATCCACGTTCATATCCAGAGCCGGGGCTGGAGAACTAATTGATTCAAATATACAATTAACTTGCTTGAACACCTTTTCACGACTGGGTGATCGAAATGCGTTGAACGCCGGAACCATATCTGCCTCAATGTTACTCCCGCCATCGTTCAGCTGGTTTGCTTTATCAAATTCCCAGACAGTGCCGTCGTTTTTACCAAAGAATACTTGGTTGCCCATCTTGCCCCAACAAACAGCTGGCAACCCCTTAAACTTGCAAGGGGCACCTGTGATGCTGTTAAATACGTATTGATAGGCGTCCGCATTGGCAGTGTCCAATGGAATATTAAATATAAGCATTTGCCCGGTGTTATGTATTATCGGTTGCCACCCGTAAAACGTGCCGTAGTCCCTGACCGCCGTATTGACGGCATCGTTAATCTGTTTTGATATCGCAACAATTTCACTTTGCGACCGATCCGCTAACAATATCTGTGAAGCCGGGACGAAACCGTCCTCAGTCACAATTACCAAATCGGCCCCAGCCTTAATCATGCACCGCCTACCCAATGGCCTACCGATATCAAACACACCCACTAACGACCACGTTGTCGATGAACTTACGTCTTGCCCCGCGTAAATCGCGACCTGCCCTTCGCTTGTCATAAAAACCGCTACGTCATCATTCCCAGATCCGGAGTCGCGTGTCCATGTACCCATAGACATGATATAACCGCCTTTGTTGAACACACCCGCAAGCGGGAACTTTGTCCACGTCCCTGTTATTGCGTTCGTCCCACCATACCAGGCATCAAGGCTCGCCACTTCCCCGACCCATAGACGTTTCATATGGATATTGGCCCAGATTAGGTTTGCTACCGTTGGCCCAGTACCACCGAAGGTTGACCACGTTGTCCCGTCAAAGGTTCTGGGTGTATCTGCACCATTAAATGCGAGCAAAAATTGCCCCCCGGATGTCCCCATGTTGACGTGTTGCCACTTATTGTTAGTCATTCCAGAGACAACCGCCGCACCGACCGCACCGCTTGAAGTGACGTTGAATATATCGCCGTTAGCACACCCGTACAGCTGATTAGTGCCGTCAACCTTGGTATAATCCATCAACGTTTGAACGCTCCCACCTAACCCCGTAGCGTGCGATGCACTCCCCGGCCTGATTGTCACCTTTTCCGTTTCAGGAAACCAGTTAACCAGGATATGCGCGTTTTTTTCAGGCATTTCCGCAAGACTGGCCCTGGTATCCCATCCGCCTACAGGGGGCGGTATCATTACAGATCGGGCCTGAGCCGCACCCCTTCTATACGATGCCCTTGAAACAATCATTGAATCGGACTCCTGATCCCTAAGGTTGGAACGCCTGAAAATACCCTCGACCCGCCGAATATGTCACCGCTCAACAACGTCCCACCGTCCGGCTGGTCATTCTCAACCAAATCGTCAAAATAATTTTTATATGATTCAGCCGCCTCAGCACTAGGCAAACCCTCTGCCGACAACCATTCGTAAATCAGACCACGGGTTAACAGTTCCTCCGGCAATATCCCCGTATCAGAATCAGCCGCCCATGCCGCTTGAGCCGTACCGCCCGAAGATTGGCACCAGTTTTTCGAGATATACTCAAATGCCAAAGTATTGCCCGCATCCATAGTCGGGAGGATCAAGACCGAATCCCCACGCAACCGCATTTTAGGATTCTGTGCATCTGAATAAGCCCCTGCCTTCAACCCCTGCCATTCCACGTTTGTAATCGGGCCATTGATAAATATTTGTGCCGTTCTGTCCCAAAACGTTTCTTTGCAAAACCTGTCAAAATCGCTTGGCAAAATTGAGGTTTGCGCTTCCGTGGCAACGGAAGTGAACGTTTGCTCCTTCGTCAATACCTGCCAAGGAAAACACTTCATCAGCGTGTAACCAACCTTGTTTGCCAGTCTCAATATAGTCTGCGCTTCAGGGTTTGTGTTGCCTACAATTGTCGCTGGACGGGCTATCTTTGTCTCATCCGATGCCCCTTGGCATATAGTTAACAAGCTCATTGTTAATCTCTTGGTAAATGTTTACAAACCTGACTAGATATACTTATTGCCAATTATCCATGACCAGACTTTGCGCGGTTCTTCTTGCTTGAAGCGAGTACTCTTTTAATTTGGCATCCATTTTCTTAGCAATAGAAGTCGCTTCGGTTATCATAGCTTTAATTTTTTCATCTTCCGTGCTTTCGGCGATCTTTTTCAAAATACCGCAAAGAGTCATCTGCCTGCCGTCATCGCTGAGCATGTCAAACCTTTTTAAAAACCAGGGGGCAGAAGCCCCCCGATCTGGTTAAATGTTTAAGCTATCGGAGTGGCAACTGTGCCATTCCCGTTTGTGAACATTCTTACCGCCCAGTTCCCGGTTGAGATATCAATAACCTCGATCCAATCACCGATCAGACCGCCCGTGGTCGTACCGTTCATTGAAATCAAGTCAAAGTTATCAGACGCAATTCCGGGGTAAGCCGCAATCGCATCACTCGTGTCGGTGTCAACCTGGTAGGTGTGCCCAACGAACTCGTCACTATCGGAGTCCGTAGCGATTGAATGCACGTTACTCGTTACAGTCACGCTGACGATAAAAGTGTATCTTGAACCAAGCCCGGTAGCGGCAGGAAGCGTACAAACAGAACCGTCGGCCTGGTCAAGCAATATCACTCTCCCGTCATGCAACGCTTTTGTTACTGTCAGCGTTGATCCTGCCGACACAGGCTCATTGGGCTGAGCCAGAAACATGGTAGTGACCGAACCCGAGGAAACCGCAGTCACTTTTAATATTGCCGTATAGTCACTTGCTTTGACCGTGATAAGGTCATCAACAGCCATGTTCAAGTGGTCATCGGTGTTATTGAAATAACCAGCCGTGTTGACAGTTGCCATGGTATCCGAGCCGGAATCGTAGAAATAATGATTCCAGCTAGAAGCGGCGTTGCTCATCGTTGTTAAATTGTTATTGACGAAAGCCATTTTAAAATTCCCTTCTTATGAGGTTATTTTTTCACGAGCTTTTGACGCTAGATTTTGATTAGAATCCGGTATCAAAGACTCCATGTTTCTGAAAAATTCTTGTTTCTTTTCAGGATCTTTCGGGACGCCAGCATCGTACTTGTTCAGATACCATCCCACCGAATCCTCAACCCGATCAATTGTTTTCCCCTCAAGAATCCCGTCTTTGACACGATACATATGGATAGGGAAATTGTAGTCATCCACAATTTCCACCTTATCAACGATATTGGCTTCTTCGGGTTCAACATCTTTATTCGGTTTTTTTGGCCACCTTGCCATAAATTCACCTGTATTTAATCAAGCCCCCCCATCAAGGCAGGGGCTATATTAATGGTTAGTTGAAGCCGCCACGACAAGCTAGCCCTTCCCTAATCGTTTTGTAGCCGTACAGGACATCAATACGACAAGGCATATTGTCGTTGTTGATATCATACGCCCGGACGATACGCATTGAAATACCATCCAAAACCTTACGAGCGGCAAAATGCACCCCCTCAGGTTTCTCAAGGTCTGCGGTAGCAAAAGCAAACGCGTCCTTGTGGTACCCCATACACACGCGGTAATCAGCGGCATTACCGATTGCGGTAGATCCGTCAATTTCCCGTTTGTACAGAGCCACGTTGTTTGCCGGGAGAGAAACCACGTTCTGCTTGGCTCCAGCCGCATAAATAGCGGGGCTGAAACTCAAGCTGGTAGCACTTGCGCCTGCGTCGGCGGTGATAACAAACCGCTTCGGAACGCCTGTGCTTACTTTGGTTTCGGGATGGACGCTGTTGATGCCATCGAAGTAGAAGATATCTCCTTTCTTCCATGTCCCAGCCCCGGTGTCAACCGTCACCGTAGTAGCCCCCTCGGTCACACCAGCCGCCATATTTACGAGATAGTCGCCAGTACCATCATCGGTGCCAGTGGTGTGAATGGGCCAGAGCGTATTTTCATATACTTCCTTAAACCCGGCGAACTGATTGGCAACAAGCCCTTCTTTGTATTGCTTGTCAATATTGCCGCTGGGGTTGTAGAACCCGCTCAACGCCGAGATAAGGTCAACGTTTGCAGTTGGGTCAAGGTTCAGGCATCGCTGACCATAAGGGACCAGAGAATTAGTCAATTCCTTATTCATTTTGAGAATAAGGGCAAGACTTGCCGTAGCCCCGACATCAGACACCTCCTGAGAAACGTCCTTGTACATGCTCATTGCATCGCTTTCGATGTTTGCCGCCAAAACACTCATGGCAGGCTCAATGTAGTTCTCACTGAACAGAGTGATATCCTGCGTCAACTCCTTCATAGAGAAATTCATGTCAACGCCCTTTTGAGTTGCGACCTGCAACGTTACACTGGACTGAGTAACGTCCTGAACGTTGAGCGTCTTCCCACTTCTGACAGTGAACTGGTTCGGGAGTTTAATCCTGATCGAGTCGCCGTTTTTTGCCCCAGAGTTCTTATAAGAATCGTCATATTGGCGGTTGATGCTACCAATAAAATTCAGCTTCTGATGAAGAACCATAAGAGCATGGTTAGTAATTTGGTCTACAGTTAGATTCGTATTCGCCATGAAGTGGCCCCTCCGTGGGCCTTATCAGTCATCCCTGACCGACTTCTTTATTTTTTATTTTTAGAAGCCCACCACTGCTGGTATTCCTGAGGACTCATCTTTGACGGATCTGGTCGACCCTTCCCAGATTTACCCTTCACAGGTTTACCAATAGACGGTGTGACCTCTTTATTTTCCGGTTGAGTTTTCTGCTTTTTTAATCGGCTTTGCATTTCATCAAACTTCATCGCCTTGTAAGCCATTTCAGCGGCGGCTACGTTTAAAGGCCACGTTTCTGCATGATCCTTAGGCACACCGTAAGCGTCCATAACGTACTTGACCACCTTTGGCGCTATTTCTTTGCTAAAACCTTTGACGCGGCGTTCCATGATCGTACGCCCTTCATCCATGCGCCTTGCAGTTTCGGCTTGATGCGCCTGATTAATGCCGGATTCAAGCTGATCGACTTTCTGAATATGCCGATGCAACTCCGCTGTTTTTGAGGATATTGCATCCGATATCATCCGGGCCTTGTCCCTATCCTCTGGATTCTGGGATTGCCATAGAGACGCGGTATCAATATCTTTTAGTTGCGCGAGTTCCTGCTTGATCCGTAAGCCGCTGGCGTAAACATCAAGAGCTTCACCTTGGACCGCTTCAAGCTTTTGCAAAGCCTGTTCACGGGCCTCAACGGTTCGGTTCGTGTCCGCTAATGCCTGCATTTTCTTTGTGTAGCCGGATTCAACCCCCTTAACAAATCGCTGAACTTCTTCAGCTACTTCTGCCGGGATTTTGTCCTTTGCCACCTTCAGCTTGTTCCCGCCAAAATCAAGCTCTATTGTCTCATCTTCTTCGTCATCTTCTTCAGCCGAATCCTCAGCGTCAGCGTCAAGCTGTTCTGAATCATCGTCATCGGTTGACGACTCTGTCGGTTCGCCCTCAAGCTCGCTTGCGTTAACCTCGCTGGTTTCTTCCTCAACTCCTTGGTCTGTGACCGCGGCGGTTGTATCTTCCATGACTTTAAACTCCCTCTATTGTTGTGGGACTCCCATACCCTGCATAGGCATGGGCGATCCTGTTTGTGCGGGTACTCCACTGCCCTGCATAGGCTGGGGCATACCCATTGGGTTTTGCTGAGGCATTGCAATCTGGCTATCCAGATTGATACCCTTCGCCTGTAACATCATCTTCAATCTCTTTTCAACTTCATCCGCGCCTTCAAAGTCCATATGCCTCATCAGGATATCGCCGATTAATTCAGCGGCACCCGGAACTTGGCGCATAATCTCTATCAACACTTCTCTAGTTTCTTCACGCTTGCTTTGGTAATTCGGGCCAGCTTTAACCGCAACATCGTAACGCCCGACGCCTAGATTATAGAGGCCGCCTTCGCCGTTCTCATCGGGTTCAACCGCTTCCTGATCCTGCGTGGACAAATTAATCACGTCTTCGCTCTCATCTTCGCCCAAGATGCGGATAGCTTGACGGCCTTTATAAACATGAGGAATAACCTCAACCAAAATCTTCCCCATGTACTGAATGGCACGGGAAAGGTTGTCAACGAAATGGAAATTAGCAGAATCCCCCTGTTTTTGTCTTGCCATAATCGCACGTCCGGAAGTCTCATTCGACCTTGCGCCAAGCGAAGCGTCATAAATTCCTATGATGGCTTTCATGTCATCGGACATGTTCAGCGATTCCTGCAAAGCCCCGGCTGGTATACCGCTATACATTTCACGCCTTGGAGGATTAGAGCCTTTGGCGTAACTCAGATACGGCCATGACCTAGTATTCAGCGTGTTCCACTTGTCGCGCTCTTTAACCGGGATAGAACCTTCCTCAACCATATATGGAGCCTTTGGAGCAAGCGCGACTATTTCCGCTTCTGCCGACCTCCAGAAGTTAATCATTTGCTGGGGATCCCGGGCATCGCGAATCATTGACCGGAACCATCGATAATTGTCCACAACCACTTCTTCACCCCATACTGGACAAATTGGGATAGTCGAACCCGGCCATTCCTCTTCTTCCAAAACCTCAGACCCGGATATAATGCGCCGTGTGACCTTGCCTATCTTCGTATCCCGTTCCCTAACAACATTAACGCCGTTGACAAGATTCCACATCCTGCGCTCAACGGTCAAAGCCTTCTCTCGAATCACACTTCCGTCTGAAAGCAAAAGCAATCGGTCAGGGTGTTCTGTCCTACGCCAATACTCGGATACCCTTACGCCATCCTCGCCATGCCATAGATTGGTTGAACCACCCAATGAGTTACTATCAAAGTCTGACTTATTAGCTCCGGGCCAATTTTTCTCGAAATCCTCAATCGCATACCAATCAGATATAAACGCATAATTCCAATCTGAGGCATCAAACTCAGTTGAGTTGATATCCCAATGAACGGACAGCGGGTTAGCTATTCGCTTAATACGAAGCTCCATATCGAATGACCGCTCGTGCGCGTATTCAATCCCGACCTTAAAGAACCCAAACCCACAACTAACAGCGTTGTCTAGGGCGGTATCAAAGGCAACATCGGCGCAACTGTTACGCTGTATTGACCTGATTATTCCGTTTATTATGTTCGCTGTTTTAACGTCAGCACCGTTGTCAACGGGGCTAACAATGACGCCGGGCTTATTCTGGCGGGCATCGTTTACCACTTGTCGGATAAACGAAGGCAATTTATTTATTGTGAGACATGGACGCCCTTCAGCGTGACGCTTGTCTTTTACTTCCGCTTCCCACTGTTCGCCAAGCCGTCCGAATCGCAGATCGGACTCAGCTAGCAAGCGATTGACGTTTGTGCCATCATCAGACTCTTTAAAGAGTTCCTTGGCCTCGTCCAATATGTCAATGTCTGTTTTTGAATCCGCTCCCATCGCTACCATCCTTGGTTTGCAAATAGTTTGTTTACGGCATTCCTTTTATTCCCTTAACCGCACCTTCCGCAACTGCTTTAGCAATTTCCGCACCCGATACTTCAGAAGCAGTAACCGAAATAGCGTTATCAGTCCATTCAACATTGATATGCTTTATTTCCTTTGTTGATAAATAGGATGCGCATACGTTTTCTGATCTACAAAACTGTATACTCGTGCACCCCATACATAACCCTAATACCAATATAAGTAAAATGTTTTTATTGGTCAACCTGCAATGGAGACCATTCATAATCACCCCATCCATGAGTTTTCGCCAAGACTATATTCCCTGTAGCGTTCTTCCGGCTCATCTAGGGCCGTTAGCTTCGGAAACAACTCCGTAAACCCCCATACCATAGCATCAACCCTATCAGGCGATCCATCACCACAATAACCGCCCGATGTTATTTGGCACATTTGCTGTTCAAGCTCTGGGAAACTCCCAACGTGGCTAATCCTATCCTGCTCATATAATGCGCTGATCGGTTCGGCTCTGACGTGTTTGCCCCGCGTTGCCCTAACCTCTATAATCCTAACGCCGGGTCTTACACTTTCCAGCGTGTGGCGAACCATATCACCGCCTTGGTTGACCTCTATTACAATTGCGTCTGCCTCGTACCGATCCAGCGTGCTAATTGCTCTACTGGCCCATTGCCGTGGCGACCCCTTGATTGTCTGGTCGTCAATAACGTAACCACGCTTATCAGCCCCTTGCGCAACAACGATAATCCCATGCTCATCAGAGTTAGCGTTATTTGACACCGCTGGGTCGATTGCTACTAGTATCCGCTCCAAGTCCGGAGCTTCCGCTCTGCGGTTTTGATGGATGTTCTGCCTGCTCCAAATCGCCCCTATAGCCGTAGGCTCGTATTCACCTTCCCAAATATGAGCGTATCTATCTGGTTTGTGTTTCTTGTCATGGGCTAGCTCATCCCGTAGCGTTTGTGGAAAGAACGGATTGTCACGCCAATTAGCGCGAACGACAATTGCCCCACGTGGAACCTCGGCACCCCTCAACAGCGCGTCAAGGGGATCAGTTGCGTTCCTTGGATTCCAACTAGCCCATATTTCCGATTCTGGCTTGCGTATTGTAGGCCGTAATATTTCAAGCGACCGCTCCGATAGCGTCTGGCCTTCCTCAATCCAAGCAATATCGAACCCCTCAAGACTCTTTATGGATTCAGAGGTATGATCCTGCATGCCCTGAAACAGGACAATGCCACCGCCCGGGGTAACTATATGGTCTGTTAGCGACCTGAAATAGGCCCCGACTCCAAGCCCCTCAATCTTGTCGTCGATTAAACGCTTTGCCGATTCCTTTAAACTTTTCTGGACTTCGCGAATGCACACGACCCTAAGCCCGTATTCGTCCAAAGCCCTATCAACTACGCGTTCGGCAAAGAAATGAGACTTCCCAGAGCCACGTCCACCGTATGCGCCCTTATACCGCCCAGGCTGTAACAGTGGGGCAAAAACTCTAGGCGTGTTGATCCTCAATGTCCGGGTCGATGATGACACGCTCGATTTTCCCTATTTTAAGTTCGCCGCTTATCTCATGATCGTGCTTATCCCGCCATGTAGCAGGTTGACGGTTCTTCAACCAAAAAATACATGACGTTGGATCAGGTGGGTAGTGCTTGACGATATCGGTCTGAATGGCTTCGCCGTTAGAGACGGCGATATGAACATCGTGGTGAGAATATCCCTTAGCCCTATGGTAAAGACTTTCAGCTATTACGCCGTCCGCTTTTTCTTTTCCATTTTTTAAGGACTCAAAGAATGTTGGGTGCTTAATTTTCCAGTTGTTGATGGTTTGCTCCGTAACATCAAAGAAATCAGCTATCTTCTTATCAGTTGCTCCGAGCAGGCATAGTTTAAACGCCTGTTCATCATATTCTGGTTTATATGATGTGGGTTGACCTGCGGGCTTAATGTCTTTGGGGGCTTTTCGTTTTGTCATAAAAAACCAATCCGCGGCATCTTCGTGCCTAAAGGATTGCCTTGCGCATCGTATAGTATAACTACTTGCTGGTTATCATCGAACCACACGGTGCGATCCATATAGTCATTTATTTCTATGTCCGAGATATCAATGTTGTATCCAGCAGTCTTTCCCGTGTTTTTAGCCGTTTCTTTCTTTTTCATAGCGTCACTTTCTGTAGCGTCAAAATTCCTACACCCAAAATAAAGCCATTTTACACCAATTGCAAGTGTTTTTAAAATATGGCGTTACGATTTTGTTTTAAAATAGTTCTTGACAAGCGTTTTGACAGCGTGTATTTAAGAAAAGAGGTATCAAAAGGATTAAGGAAAAGCAAAAGCCAGAGGCCAGAAAGGGCCAGAGACAGATAAACCCAGAGACAGAGACAGAAGCAGATTTTAAGTATATTAAGCATTTTTTTGCATTTTAATCTTTTTGCTCAAGTTCAAAAAGTAAATCCCCCGACAGGACTCGAACCTGCAACCCACTGATTACAAATCAGTTGCTCTACCAATTAAAGCTACAGGGGAATTGAATTATCTGCACAGGTAAAGCGCATCTTGACTATTCATTTTCGCATTTGACACGCTTGGCAACCCATTGCCAGTCTCGCATACCCTTGAATATGTACATAAGGGGTGTTTTTAGGGTAAAATAACAGATCTTATCTCCACCCTCACCATCTTCCCACCTGATTATCCTGCTATCCATAGGCACGTTACAGCCCTCGCCCTTACCGATCCCTTCAACGTTGTACCTAAGCCCCATATCCAGATCAGGGGCGGTTGCTATTAGATTGCCCGTGCCTTCCTCAATCTCCCAACGGTATGGTTCTGCGTTTGCGTTCGATGCTACTGTTAACAAAAGCATCGTTATGACCAAAACGGCGATTACCCGCTTCATATAACATCGGGGCATGGCACTCCTCTTTAATTAAGTTTCCGTTCTTATCGTAAGTTCGGTAAGGGAAAGGCCCACACCCTTCAGACGACTCAACGACACGCCCCTTAAAGGGGTCTCCACTCGTATGGAGCGGATATTCCTCCCGCCCGTCTGGGGTTGCGTATTTCATCGCACAGAATCCAATGCCCGACACTTAGCCCATGCCCGACCACCGCCTACGCTTAAAAAAGCCTTAGCCATGCCAATAGCTACGGTATTTTGCGGGTAACAGATATCGGCAATCTCCTCAAATATCTGGTCTGCCTCCTGCCTTGTCACGTAGACCTCCATATTAACTGGATCACGGTCGAGCACCTCAAACGTCACGAGATAGTAACCGTTTTCATACATGAAATCATGGATAAGGGCGGCAAGAAAAAGAATCCCGGTTGAAGCGAAAATATTAGAAAAAACCTTCGGGATGGATGCGCCATTAAAAACGAATCCGGCTGGGACAACAATGATATGCGCCCTCCATCGGGCGAACCGCCAATCCTCAATCAGCTCCCACCGCCGATGAGTTTCGTCATCGTCCATCGGGAGCGGGATCAGCTTAGGCATCTGGTCTTTAGTCAAAATTGCCATTGTCCACCGCATAGCATAAACTAGCATAACAGTCAACACGTATCATCTAAACGCTGTTAAATTATTTGTCATTTATTTTGAGTTATACGCTTGACAATATATTGCGGTGCGTATATATTAAGGTTTATTAAGATTAATAACAAACGAATATAGGAGATAAAACCATGACCGCGACCGCAAAGATCAAATCAGCAAAAAAGAACGGCAACTTAACCACAAAGAGAGTAAACCAGATCATTGCTGATATCATCTCATCCCGTAACAACGGCCGCCATAATTGCGGCGGTGCGCCCGTAGGAAAGTCCGGAAAAGATGCAATCAAAACTAAAATTATGTCGATTGTCGCCAGTGTCGGCGGTCTGGATTCATAACCTAACAAAATATCAGAAGGAAATAAACGATGAACAACTTTCACTATGAAACACTCAATCAGGGCGTTGATGTGTGGAACCAATGGCGACGGCTCAACCACGGCATTATGCCCAACCTCTACAAAGCCAACATCCGCTATGCCGACCTCAGCGGTGCCAACATCCGCTATGCCGACCTCAGCTATGCCAACCTCAGCAATGCCGACCTCAGCGGTGCCAACATCCGCTAT